CCTCAAAATTCCTCCGGGGGGATATTTCGGCAGACATTGGTGACCCCCGAGGGTCCGAAACCCCTCCCTTTCCCCTGTGACCCTTAACCTACCCCAAGCTTTCTTGGCATGAACTCAACCGAAAGGAGTTGATACCGTGCCGCCTCCGAAGAGAACTAATGGGAAAAACATCGAAAGGCGAATGAAAGTCGCGGCAACTCCTGAAGGCCGCGAGAGCAAGATGATCGCGCTGGCGGCGAGACTGGCCGAACAGCAGCTTACGGAGGGAACCGCCTCCGCACAGGTGATCACTCACTACCTAAAGCTTGGGTCGACTCGCGAACAGTTGGAGCAAGAGAGACTCAGGCACGAGAACGAGCTGCTGAGGGTTAAGCGAGAGGCGATCGAGTCTCAGAAGCGCATCGAGGAACTCTACCTCAAGGCCATAGATGCCATGCGAGCCTACTCCGGCCACGGAAAGCTTCAGCACGAAGACGACAGTCAAAATGATGAGTAGGAGTTACCGAGATCTTCGACGGCTCTCGACCTTCGAAGAACGCTTTCGCTATCTCGCCCTTGGGGGTCGAGTCGGAAGAGAGACCTTCGGGTTCGACCGCTGGGTGAATCAAGGCTTCTACAAGTCCCGAGAGTGGCGCCAAGCCAGAGACCAAACGATCGTTCGGGATAACGGCTGCGATCTCGGCGTCGAGGGTTACGAGATCTACGACAAGATTTATATCCATCATATCAACCCGGTCACTCTTGAGCAGATCGAACGTGGCGATCCTTGTCTTGTCGATCCTGACAACCTGATCACAGTCACCCATCGAACTCACAACGCCATTCACTACGGAAACGAGAGGCTACTTCCAAGTCCTCTCGTTGAGCGACGAGCCGGAGACACAAAGCTCTGGTGAGAGGAGGGTCCGTGCCCAACAAGAACACCGGTCCTTGTGAGGACGCCTTCGACGACCTGGACGACAAGGTCGCCGAGGAGACCGAGGCCAACTACGAAGCCGAGGAGAAGAACGAGTGAGCACCTACGAGTACGTCAGCGCCAAGCTCGGGAAGGTAGCTCCCGCTACCAAGTCCATCTCCAAGGAGATCTACGACGCCGCGAAGGCTGCGGGCCATGAGATCTGGTACATGTGGGGTATGGGCACCAGCTCGGAGCACGCGACCGGGCGGGCGCTCGACCTGATGGTCCGCAACAAGGCCGCCGGGGACTGGATCCGAGACTACATCTGGAAGAACCGACAGCGCCTTCGTCTCCAGCACGTCATCTGGTGGCAGCACATCACGTCGACTGTCACGCAGCCCGGCGTGGTTCGGAAGATGAAGGATCGCGGCAGCGTCACGGAGAACCACAAGGATCATGTTCACGTTCTCTTCTTCCCCGGCGACTACGTCCCTCCGAGCGGCAAGTCTTCTTCCGGTTCTTCCAAGAAGCCGGTTACCAAGAAGAGCGTCGCTGAGGTCGCGCGCGACGTTATTGCCGGGAAGTACGGCAACGGCCAGACTCGCATCGACAAGCTTCGTGCCGAGGGTTACAACCCCGCCGAGGTTCAGGTTGAGGTCAACCGTCTAATGGCGGGACTGAAGGCGCCGAAGAAGTCCATCCGTCAGGTCGCGGGAGAAGTCATCGCTGGTAAGTACGGCAACGGTGAGGAGCGCAAGAAGCGTCTCGAGGCGGCTGGCTACGACCCGGCCGCTGTGCAGAAGGAAGTGAACCGACTTCTCGGCATGAGGGTCGACAAGTCCTTCAATGATGTCGTGATCGATGTGATCAAGGGTAAGTACGGCAACGGCGAAGAGCGAAGGAAGCGTCTGGAGCGCGAAGGCTACGACTACACCAAGGTCCAGGCCGAGATCAACCGTCGTCTCCGGCGCTAATCCGTCAAAATGAAAGGAGGTGTCTCACATGGCACAGAGTATTCTCAACAGCATTAAGAAGGTCATCGGAATACACCCGGATGACGTCTCGTTCGACGAGGACATCGTAATGCACGTGAACTCGGCGTTCTCGACACTGGCACAACTGGGCGTGGGACCTGCCGAAGGCTTCATGATCGAAGACGACTTGGCTACGTGGGACACCTTCCTCGGCGCCGACCCGAGACTCCTCAACTCGGTGAAGACCTACGTCTACCTCAAGGTTCGTTTGGTCTTCGATCCGCCGAATACTTCCTTCGTCATCGAATCGATGAACAAGCAGATCCAGGAGCTCGAATGGCGCCTGAACGTACAGAGGGAGGAGGAGTCGTGGACCGATCCACTTACGTCAGTGGCTTGAAGCTCAACGAGGTGAGAATGAGCGATCTCGAGGAAGCTCTCGCCCACTACGGCATCAAAGGCATGAAGTGGGGTGTGAGGAGAAGCGAGGCTGAACTGTCACGGGCTCGAGACGGAAAGCCGCCTGCCGAGAAGCCTCGGCCTCCCGCTTCGAAAGACTTCGAGGCCGTCGCCAAGCTCAATCAGAAGATCAAGGAAGGAGGGACTCGGTCACTCAGCAACCAGGAATTGAGGCAGTACCTGGAGAGGGTCGAACTCGAGCGCCGCTACCAGACGGTTATGGCGGCTTCGGTCCCTCACCCCAACTCCGGAGGACAGAAGAAGTCCGCGCTGGAGAAGGGGCATGACGCCACACGGACCATTCTCAAGTACGGCAAGACGATCAACGACGCTAGAAAGTTCTTGAATACTCCGACCGGAAGGGCTGTGAAGACCGGTCTCTCTACTGCCGCCGCTGCTACGGCTGCGTATTTGACCGGAGGAACTTCGGCTGCTGTGGCTGCTGGTGGTAGCACGCTTCTTCGAAAGGCGGGCCGCAAGATCGACGAGGACGACGAGTAGAACTCTGGAAGGGAGGGTAGACGATGGCGCTGTCGAATACGGCGACCCCATACTACTATGGCAAGTTCCGAGACGCTGTCATACGAGGCGAGATCCCGGTAAACCGAGAGATCTCGATGGAGATGAACCGTATCGACGCTCTCATCGCCAACCCGAACATCTATTACGACCCCGACCCAGTCGAAGGTTTCATCAGCTTCTGCGAGAACGAGCTTACTCTCACTGACGGAAGCGACCTTCATCTGCTCGACACGTTCAAGCTCTGGGCCGAGCAGATATTTTGCTGGTACTACTTCGTGAAACGGACGGTCTACGAGCCTTACCCGGACAATCGCGGAGGCCGGTACGTCGAGAAAACGATCAAGAAGCGTCTGACCACGAAGCAGTACCTGATCGTAGCCCGAGGGGCCGCCAAGTCTCTGTACGAGTCTTGTCTACAGAGTTACTTTCTCAACGTGGACACATCGACGACTCATCAGATCACTACGGCTCCCACGATGAAGCAGGCCGAAGAGGTGCTGCAGCCCATCCGGACTGCCATCACTCGAAGCCGAGGGCCGCTCTTCCAGTTCCTGACTGAGGGGTCACTTCAGAACACCACCGGCTCGAAAGCCAACCGGGTGAAACTAGCCGCCACCAAGAAGGGAATAGAGAACTTCCTGACAGGTTCTCTACTTGAGGTTCGTCCAATGACCATCAACAAGCTTCAGGGTCTGAGGACGAAGATGGCGACGATTGATGAATGGCTGTCCGGCGACCTCCGAGAGGACGTCATCGGCGCGATCGAGCAGGGCTCGTCCAAGCTCGACGACTATCTTATCGTCGCGGTCAGCTCGGAGGGTACCGTCCGTAACGGAAGCGGCGACACCATCAAAATGGAACTAGCCAGCATCCTCAAGGGCGAGTACCAGGCTCCTCATGTCTCGATCTGGCACTACAAGCTTGATGAGATCGAGGAAGTCAACAATCCCGAGATGTGGTTGAAGGCGAATCCCAACCTCGGTAAGACCGTCACCTACGACGTGTACCAGCTGGACGTCGAGAGGGCGGAGAAGGCGCCTGCTTCCCGGAACGACATTCTGGCGAAGCGCTTCGGGATTCCCATGGAGGGCTACACGTACTTCTTCACCTACGAAGAAACCATCCCCCACCATCACCGAGAGTACTGGGGTATGCCCTGCGCTCTTGGCGCGGACCTTTCGCAGGGTGACGACTTCTGCGCGTTCACCTTCTTGTTCCCTCTCCCTGATGGGAAGTTCGGCGTTAAGACCCGTAGCTACATCAGCTCCCTGACGATGATGAAGCTTCCGGGTGCGATGCGGCACAAGTACGAGGAGTTTGTCAACGAAGGGAGTCTGCACGTACTCGAGGGTACGATCCTCGACATGATGGAGGTCTACGATGACCTGGATGTTCACATCCAGGAGTGTGACTATGACGTGCGCGCACTTGGTTTCGACCCCTACAACGCAAAGGAGTTCGTAGCCCGCTGGGAGGCGGAGAACGGTCCATATGGTATCGAGAAAGTCATTCAGGGGGCGCGTACAGAGTCTGTCCCGCTTGGGGAACTGAAGGCTCTGAGTGGACAACGGATGTTGTTGTTTGATCAGGAGCTCATGAGCTTTGCGATGGGTAACGCCATCACGCTCGAGGATACCAACGGAAACCGCAAGCTCCTTAAGAAGCGACACGAGGCGAAGATCGACAACGTAGCCGCGATGATGGATGCTTTCGTGGCGTACAAGCTGAACAAGGAGGCGTTCGAGTGAGCGAAAGGGGGCGTGGACAGATTGGAAGCCGAGATCGAGAGAGTCGTCCAAAGTGATCCTCAGTATGCTTCGGCAGTCACGGCATTTGTCGCGAGCGACGCCCTGGCGCCCCGCAAGATCGGAATCGACAAGATCATTCTCAGCGCCGGAAAGCAGGCGTATTCCAAGGCTGCTGATCCGAATGGTCACAAAGCGGCCAAGAAGCTTCTGAAGAACATCGGCATCAGCTGACACGATCGCATACTTTTTAGAAAGGGGGTGACCAATGGCAGGCTTTCTAACTCGAGTCAAGGAAGGATTCAAACATAGCTGGAACATCTTCCGAGACGCCGACTACCTAGACGGGCTTCACGCTCAGAGCGCACACGGCCTCGGATATTTCGGAATGCCCAGCCGGAGTCGAACCACGTATTCGAGCGAGCGGTCGATCATCTCCTCGATCTATACTCGCTTGAGTATCGATGTTTCCGGGGTCGATATTCGCCACGTTCGGCTTGACAAGGATGGGAGGTATCAGGAGGACATTCGAGGCGCTCTGCAGGATTGTCTTACTGTAGATCCGAACCTGGATCAGGGTCCTCGTCAGTTCCGTCAGGACATCGCAATGACTCTTTTCGAAAAGGGCGTCGCTGCGATCGTTCCTGTCGAAACAGATGTTGATCCTTCGGTCTCGTCGAGCTACATCATTAAGTCACTTCGCGTCGGGGAGATCGTCGGATGGCACCCCCAGCATGTAACAGTCGACCTTTACGACGAACGAACTGGTGAGCGAAAGCAGGTAACCGTTCCGAAGAGGATGGTCGCAATTGTCGAGAATCCTCTTTACGCGGTGATGAACGAGCCAAACTCGACTCTTCAGCGACTGATTCGCAAGTTGAACATGCTGGACTCAGTCGATGAACAGACGAGTTCTGGGAAGCTCGATCTGATCATTCAGCTCCCCTACGTGATCAAGTCTGAAGCCCGAAGGAAGCAGGCCGAACAGCGCCGCAAGGAGATTGAGTTCCAACTCAAGGGCAGTAAGTACGGCATCGCTTACACCGACGGCACCGAGAAGATCACGCAGCTGAACCGTCCGGTCGAGAACAACCTCTTGAAACAGATCGAGTACCTGACCGCGCAGTTGTACTCGCAGCTGGGTCTGACCGAAGAGGTGATGAACGGTACGGCCGACGAAAAGGCCATGATCAACTACTTCAACCGCACCATCAAGCCGGTTGTACAGGCGATTACGGAAGCCATGAAGAAGTCGTTCCTGACAAAGACCGCTCGGTCGCAGGGGCAGTCGATCATGTACTTCCGCAATCCGTTTGATCTCGTACCCATGGAGCAGGTTGCCGAAATCGCGGACAAGTTCACCCGGAACGAGATTCTCTCGGCGAACGAAGTCCGTCAAGGAATCGGTTTCAAACCGTCGAAGGATCCGAAGGCCGATCAACTCATCAACAGCAACATGCCTCAGCCTGTCGAGGCGCCTATGGACATAGGAGACAGTCAAAATGGAAACAGCTGACTTCGGCGGCTGGGCCACCAAGGCTGGGCTCAAGTGCTCTGACGGTCGCGTCATCATGCGCGGTGCTTTCGAGCACATGGACCAGCAGCAGGTTCCCCTGGTCTGGCAGCACGGACATCACAGCGCGGAGAACGTCCTGGGTCACGCCATTCTCGAGACCCGTGACGAGGGCGTTTACGCCTACGCGTTTTTCAACGACACCAAGCAGGGGCAGAACGCCAAGGAACTCGTCCAGCACGGCGACATCAAGCACCTCTCCATCTACGCCAACAATCTGGTGGAGAAGGGGAAGAACGTCATCCACGGTATGATCCGAGAGGTCTCGCTGGTTCTGGCAGGAGCGAATCCGGGCGCTGTCATCGACTACGTCCGTCTCGCTCACTCAGACGGAAGCTACGACGACCTCGAGGACGAGGCGGTCATCACCACCGGCATTGAGATCGAGAAGGCGGATGAGTACGCCCTCGAACACGCCGATTCCGAGAGCAACGATGGCGACGATGGCGACGATGGCGAACTCACTGTTCAGGACGTCTACGACACCCTGGACGAACAGCAGAAGAACGTTGTTCACTACCTGATCGGCGTTGCACTGGAGGCCGCTATCGCTTCCGGCGCCGAAAGCGAGAAGAAGAGCGCGCAGCACTCCGACGACGAAACAAGCCTGAAGACGACCGACCCCGAAGGAGGCGACGCAATGTCGCGCAACGTTTTCGACCAGTCCGACGCCATCCGGAAGGGCGGCTCGGGTTCCCTGAAGCACAAGCTCACCGAGGACGACATGAAGGCGATCGTCGCCGACGCCATGAAGGTGGGCTCCCTTAAGGAGGCAGTGAACAACTACGCCCTCCAGCACGGCATCACCAGCGTCGAGACGCTGTTCCCCGACGCCAAGTCCCTGACCAACACGCCTGAGTTCAACAAGCGTCAGACCGAGTGGGTTCCCAAGGTTCTGGACTCTGTTCGCCGCAGCCCGTTCTCCCGCGTGAAGACGCTGATGGCTGACATCACGATGGACGAGGCGCGCGCTAAGGGTTACATCAAGGGGAACTTCAAGAAGGAAGAGTGGTTCGGCGTCACCAAGCGTACGACCACTCCGACCACCATCTACAAGAAGCAGCAGCTCGACCGGGACGACGTCGTCGACATCACCGACTTTGACGTCGTAGCCTGGATCCGTGGCGAGATGCGGATGATGCTGGAGGAGGAGATCGCTCGCGCGATCCTGATCGGCGACGGCCGTGACGTCTCCAGCGAGGACAAGATCAAGGACCCGATGGCTGCGGCCGACGGTTCCGGCATCCGTTCGATCCTGAACGAGCACGAGCTGTACGCGACTACGGTCAACGTCAACCTCGGTTCGCCGGCGGACTACCTGAACGTCGTTGAGGAGATCCTCCGCGCCCGCCGCTTCTACAAGGGTACCGGCACGCCGACCCTCTACACCACAAACCAGACCGTGGTGGAGATGCTCCTGACCAAGGACGAGATGGGGCGCCGCTACTGGAACACCAAGCAGGAGCTGGCTTCGGCCCTCATGGTCAACGACATCGTCGAGGTCGAGGTCATGGAGGAGGAGCCGGACCTCCTCGGCATCATCGTCAACCTGGCCGACTACAACGTCGGCGCGGACAAGGGCGGCGAGGTCAGCCTCTTCGACGACTTCGACATCGACTACAACCAGTACAAGTACCTCATCGAGACTCGCATCTCGGGAGCGCTTGTCAAGCTGAAGTCCGCTCTGGTCATCAAGAAGGCTGCCAACACCGGCGTCGTGGTCACTCCGGGCAGCCCGACCTTCAACGAGACCACCTACGTGGTGACGATCCCGAAGAAGACTGGCGTGGTCTACAAGAACAACAGCACCAGCGAGGTGCTGAACCCCGGTCCGCAGGACGCTCTGGGCGAGAACGAGACGCTGACGGTCAAGGCCGTTCCGGCATCCGGCTTCGACTTCCCGGTTGGCGTGACGACCGAGTGGGCCTTCGAGGGGCCGACGGGCGGCTGAGATATTTAGGCTCAGTCTATGACTCGATTCTACGGAAAGGTGGGATACGGCGTAACAGTTGAGACCTCTCCCGGCGTATACGAGGATGTAATCACTGAATTCCCATATTTTGGGGACGTAGTGCGAAACTCGGTAAAGTTCAGGGAGGGGCAGAGCGTCAACAACGACCTCTCATTGAGTCACTCAATCAGTATCGTTGCGGACGCGTATGCGAACGAAAATTTCTTCGCGATTCGTTACGTGTCCTGGGGTGGGGCTCTGTGGTCTGTCACTGAGGTGGAAGTGCAGAGCCCCCGCCTCGTTTTGCGTCTGGGAGGCGTCTACAATGGGCCGACGCCTTGATCTGCAGGCGCTTTTTGAGGGGTTGCTGGGAAGCGAGAACGTATATTTTCAGCCCCCTTCCAACTTGCAGATGAAGTATCCCTGCATAGTCTACGCAAGGGACAACGCGAAGACAGAGTTCGCAGACAACAAACCTTACAGTTACGCCAAGCGCTACCAAGTCACGGTGATCGACAGGAACCCGGACACCGATATTCCTGACAAGATCGCTGCGCTGCCGTTGTCCAACCTGAACCGCGTGTTCACGGCTGGCAACCTCCATCACTACGTCTTCAACCTATATTTCTGAGGAGCGAGGAGCAAAACACATGGCCAGGCTCTCTTGGGACAAGGTCGGTGAGCGGTACTACGAGACCGGTGTCGACCGTGGCGTCCTCTACCTCCCTGACTCTCAGGGCGCATACACGACGGGCTACGCCTGGAACGGTCTGACGACCGTAACCGAGTCGCCCTCGGGCGCCGAGTCCAACCCGCAGTACGCGGACAACATCAAGTATCTGAACCTCATCTCGACTGAGGAGTTCGGCGGGACCATCGAGGCGTTCACCTACCCGGACGCCTTCGCCGAGTGTGATGGTACGGCCACCCCGACGCCGGGTGTCGGTATCGGTCAGCAGACCCGGAAGACGTTTGGTCTCTGCTACCGCACCAAGGTCGGCAACGACCTGGATGGTCAGGACCACGGCTACAAGCTGCATCTGGTCTACGGCGCTCTCGCGGCGCCTTCGGAGAAGGAATATTCCACGATCAACGACTCGCCTGAGGCGATCACCCTCAGCTGGGAGTTCACCACCACGCCGGTCGAGGTGGGCACCATCGCCGGTGTCACCTACAAGCCGACGTCGAACATCGTGATCGACTCGACCAAGGTCGACGCCGAGGCGCTGGAGACACTGGAGGAGTTCCTCTACGGCACCGTGGGTTCGGATCCGTCGCTTCCGTTGCCCGCGGCTGTCATCGCGATCTTCTCCAGCACCGTGACCGAGGTTTCTCCGGTGCCGCCTTCCTACGACGACGCCACTCACACGATCACGATCCCGACTGTCACCGGCGTCGAGTACTACATCAACGGCGTTCTGGTCACTGGCGAGGTCATCATCAACCAGGACACGCTCGTCACGGCTCGGCCGGCGATCGGTTACAAGTTCCCGGCACTCGTCGACGTCGACTGGCTCATCAAGTACAGCTGACAAGTCGTCTGAAAGGAGGTCCAGGGAGTGCTTGTCGTCAAAGTTCCTATGGAGGAGTCGCTCGTTGGGAACGAGTTCGTCGTCACGGAGTCTTTCAAGCTGGAACTCGAGCACTCCCTGGTCTCTCTGTCAAAATGGGAGTCAAAGTTCGAAAAACCCTTCCTCGGTAGGGAAGAAAAGACTCCTGAAGAATCCCTCTGGTATGTGAAAGCCATGACGCTCACACCAGATGTTCCGGAGCAGGTCTACCAGAACCTCACTCAGGAGAATCTGGATGAGATCGCCGCCTATATCAACGCCAAGATGACGGCGACCTGGTTCAACGAGAGGGAACAACAACGCCCGAGTCGAGAGATCATCACTGCCGAGCTGATTTACTACTGGATGATCAGCCACGGCATTCCTTTCGAGTGTCAGCACTGGCATCTTAACCGCCTTCTGACACTCATTAAGGTCTGCAACATCAAGAATTCTCCTCCGAAGAAGACGTCTAGGGCAGAGATGATCGCCCAACGTCGCAAACTGAATGCTCAGCGGAGGAGTATGTACGGAACCAGCGGGTGAAAGGAGGTTGTTGAGTGCCCAGATTGACTTGGGGCAGTCCCGGAACCCGGGCGTTCGAGACCGGCGTCGATCGTGGCGTTATTTACGTCGGGAATCAACCTGGGATTCCCTGGGTTGGATTGACCTCCGTCGATGAATCGCCCGATGGTGGAGGCACCAAGTCGTACTACTTCGACGGCGTCAAGTACGCCCACACGACGGCCTCCGAGGAGTTCTCGGCGACCATTACAGCCTACACCTATCCGGAGATCTTTGCTCATTGCGACGGTACTGCCCAGCTGAGAACCGGACTTTTCCTTACTCAGCAGAAACGGAAGACGTTCGGCTTGAGCTACCGGACCAGGGTGGGGAATGACCAGGACCCGGAGCGTGGGTACAAGATCCACATCGTTTACAACGCGCTGGCTGAACCTTCGCAGAGGAACTACTCCTCGGTCGGGGAGACGGCGGAACCCGTCGAGTTCAGCTGGACTGTGACGACTCGTCCTCCGGTGATTCCAGGTTACAAGCCGACGGCGCATGTCGTAATCGACTCGAGAAGTACTGACGCAGACGTGTTGAAAGCCGTGGAGGATGCGCTTTACGGCGATGACGAGAACACGGCCAGACTTCCCACTCTGGACGATATTCTCGCCATGTACGACGCGTTCTACCACTTCGAGGTTACGGATCTCGGCGATGGCGTATACACCATTTCCGGTCCGGATGAAGCGATCACGCTTCTCGAGAACAACATGATTCAGTTCGACTGGCATACGGTGGTTCAGGTCGACGAAGAAACATACACCATCAGTTCGGGGTAGAAAGGAGGTTTTGTGGGCTACACTCCGGCGTTGATCGATGACTTCGACGACGATATTCTCGACACCAACAAGTGGACGATCACTCAGAGTCCGGGCGCCACGGAATCCGATGGAACCCTGAACATGGCTTGTGTCGCGGACTACCCGAGAGTCGAGGGAAGCGCCCTCTACGATCTCACCAGTGGTATTCTCGCGGCGAAGCTCTCCGCTTCGGGGACTCGATCTTCTGGCACCGAGTTCTATATTGGCGCCAGAGATGGATCTGGAAACGCGGTCTCTGCACTGGGAACCCCTCTCACTGCTTACGTCGCCTTCCAACCCAGCGGATCCGCAACCATCAGTAACGAGGAGATCATCGACACTGAGGTAGGCGTAGGACCGAACTGGGTGGACGGAACCTGGTGGGGAATTGGAAACATGGGGAACGACAATGTCGTCCGCATGTACAACTCCCCCGATGGCGAAACCTGGTACGAGATGGCCAACTGCAAGGTCGGCGGGACGTTCGATAAGTCCCACGCCGGTCTTGTGTTCATGGCTGGCGTTTGGGATGGCACCACTCCAGACCTGGTCGCGCATTTCGACGACGCAACCTACTGGGTCGTCGAATCACTCTCGTATCAGAAGAGGAGGGTACGCAGCGGAGGAGTCTGGGTCTACGCGACTCCCAAGGTTCGTGTGAATGGGGAGTGGGTTGTGGCATCCCCCAAGCCCAAGATCGATGGCGAATGGTTCCTTCCTTGGAAGTCTGACGCCTAAGATAAGAGGAAGAGGGTATATTTATGGCTACAGTAACCGTGCTGGACGCCACCAGGACCCTGCAGATCGAAGCTGCATCGATCGTGGGTGGCTACATCAACAGCGAGGGCCACCTTGTTCTCCAGAAGCACGACGAGACGGAAGTCGATCTGGGTCCAGTCTCGAGCATGAGGTACTACGATGGCGAGGAGTACCAACCCGTCGAGACATATTCTTACATCGGGTCTGCTGACCCCGGTGCCGTACCCGACGGAACTGTCTGGTTCGACACCAACGACGTCGGAGGTCCTTCGGCGACGACTTCTCAGAAGGGGCTCGTCGAGCTCGCGACCGACGCTGAGACCGCCGCTGGTACCGACAACACCCGAGCCGTCACTCCTGCTGGACTGAACGCCGCTGTTTCAGCGACATATTTGAAGCTGGAAGGAGGGAACGTCACTGGAACGATCGAAGGAGCCATCGCTTCCGCAGGAACTCCTTTTTTGGGTACTCTCCTGAGCGGCGAGGTCTTCGACCGAGCGCGTCTGTATCCTGACGGTTCTCTCGAATTCGGTCCTGGGAACGCCGCTCGCGACATCAAGTTGCTTCGCCTCGGCGCGAACCGCTTCGGTATCCAAGGTGGAGATTTTGTAGTCGACACCGTAGGGCGAGGAATCAGGATCGCTGAGGGCACGAACGCCAGGATGGGTACTGCGACGCTGGTCGCTGGTACCGCTACGGTGAACACCGCTGCGGTCACGTCCAACAGTCGCATATTTCTGACGGCTCAGAACGCGGGCGGCACACCAGGGGCTCTTTATGTTAGCGCACGAACGCCTGGAACGTCGTTCACCATCGCTTCGACCAGCAACACCGACACGAGTCTGGTGGCTTGGGAGATCAAGGAACCGGCTTAGATCAAGGGAGAAGTCATGATTTCGTTCGCAGTCCGCCGTTCGGGCAAGCGAACGGAAGACTCTCTCAGAAGATTGCAGCGAGGTGATATTTACAAGAGTCTCGATTCGGCAGCTCAGGAAGGCGTCAGGGCTCTGGCGTCTTCCACGCCGGTCGACACAGGACTTGCCGAGGATTCCTGGGGCTACGAGATCGAATATTCTCGCGGCCGGGTGACCATTCGGTGGACGAACAGTGACATCGAGAACGGCTTCCCCGTTGCCATCATGCTTCAGTACGGCTATGGGACTGGAACGGGCGGCTACGTACAGGGTCGTGACTACATCAACCCGGCCATGAGGCCAGTATTCGACCGTATTGCAGATCAGGTTTGGAAGGCGGTGACAATGGTATGAGCAGCATCGACGAGCGCGTCGTTCAAATGAGGTTTGAGGACGCCGAGTTTCGGCGTGGTGTCCAGCAAACTCTCAATGCTCTAAATCAGTTGAACCAAGCACTGAAGCTTCAGGGCGCTACGCAAGGTTTTCAGGAAGTCGCCGCCGCGAGTCGGCAGTTCGACGTCAACATGTCCCGCAACAGGGACGCTATGGGTCGCTTCACCGCGAGTATGGCTCAGGTGACCACGGCGACGACCCAGTTCGATCAAAATGTAGGTAGAAACCGTGACTCGCTCGGACGCTTCACCGCTTCGGTCGAGCAAGTCTCGACATCTACCAACGGTTTTTCCCAGAAGATCGAGTCGAGCAAAGAGAAGATCGAGCGTTTCGCCACCGGCGTTTCCTCCGCCATCCAGACCTTCGGTGAAAAGATCAACCTGGGTAGGGAGCACGTCAACAGCTTCGCCGACAAGCTCAACGACATCGGCAAGGAAGCTGACAAGCAAAACGGCGCCCTCAAGAGGATAGGCGACAACGTCCAGAACATAGCGAGTCGGTTCACTAAGCTCGGTACCGTAGCCACCGGCGCGCTCATGAACATCGGCGCCAGGGCTCAGGAAGCCGGTATGCGGATGCTCAACTCGTTTAGTTTCGGACCCATCATGGATGGTTTTCGAGAGTACGAGCTGAACATCAACTCGATCCAGACGATCCTCGCCAATACTCAGGCCGCTGGTACCACTCTGAAAGACGTCACTGGCGCTCTTGACCAGCTGAACACCTACGCCGACCAGACCATCTACAACTTCGCCGAGATGACGAGGAACATCGGTACCTTCACGGCCGCCGGCGTTGGTCTGAAGGAGTCGGTCGCCGCAATCAAGGGTATTGCCAACCTCGCCGCCATCTCCGGCTCCAATTCGGAGCAGGCTGCTGGCGCTATGTACCAGCTTTCACAGGCCATCGCTGCGAACCGGGTCACCCTGGAGGACTGGAACTCGGTAGTCAACGCTGGTATGGGCGGTACTGTCTTCCAGCGCGCCCTCGCGCAGACAGCTGTTGCGCTCGGAAAGCTTGACAAGAATGCGGTCAAGCTGGACGGCGCGATGAAGAACGTCACCGTAAACGGCAAGTCCTTCCGCGAATCCATATCTGCGGAGAACGGAAAGTCGTGGTTGGACTCCGAGGTCCTCACCAAGACCTTGGCCCAGTTCACCGGTGATCTTAAGGATGCCGATCTTGCTGCTATGGGTTTCAACAAGCATCAGATCAAGGCCATCCAGGAACAGGCCAAGATGGCAAAAGCAGCCGCCACCGAGGTCAAGACGCTATCTCACCTGTTCGACACCTTCAAGGAGCAGCTCGGCTCCGGATGGGCTCAGACCTGGCAGATCATATTTGGTGACTTCGCCGAAGCTAAGGGGCTCTTCACTGGCATCAGCAACTCTGTTGGCGATATGCTGCAGAAGTCTTCGGACGCCAGGAACAAGATGCTCCAGGACTGGAAGTCGTTCGGTGGACGAGATGCTCTGATCAAGGGTATCACCAACGTATTCCAGGCCCTGGTCGGGGTTCTCAAGCCCGTCAAGGACGCCTTCCGGGAGATATTTCCTCCCACCACTGGTAAGCAACTCGCCGAGATGACGAAGTCGTTCCGGGACTTCACCGAACGACTCAAGATTGGTAGTGATACTGCTGAGAAATTGAAGCGCACCTTCGCTGGCGTCTTCGCCATATTTGGTCTGGCGTGGGACGTCATCAAGGGTGTCGTTGGTGTTATATTTGATCTGGTTGGTGCCGCTTCAAAGGGTTCTGGCGGAATCCTCAGCTTTACCGCCAAGATCGGAGACTTCCTCGTAGCCATCCGCAAGGGCATCAAGGAAGGAAAGGGGCTCACCAACTTCTTCAAGGGTTTGGGCGATATTCTTGCCGTGCCCATCAAGTTGGTCGTGAAGCTTGGCGAGCTTCTCGGAAAGCTGTTTAAGGACACCGACACCAAGGGCGTTGAGAAGAGCGTCGAAAACCTCTCGGCCAAGCTCGATCCTCTCGGGAAGATCGGAGAGGTGGTCTCTAAGGTCTGGGGGAAGGTTCTCACGGTCATGAAGAACGTGGCGAACGTCTTCAGGGATCTTGGCGATCGCATCTCACGTGTCTTCGAGGGGCTGGGTCTCGACATCTCCACGATGTTCAGCGGCTTGGACTACGGGAAGATCTTGGCAGGAATCAACACCGGCCTCTTCGCTGGTCTGGTTCTCATGTTCAAGAACTTCTTCGACAGCTTCGACGACGGGCCGTCTGGCCTCCTCGACAAGCTGAGCGAGGGGGTCGAGAACCTGACCGACGCCATCGGGGCGATGCAGGATACTCTTCGCGCGGCGACTCTGCTTCAGATCGCCGTTGCGATCGGAATTCTGGCCGTCTCGATGAATATCCTCTCGAAGATCGACGCGGACGGTCTTACAAGGGCTTCCGCTGCTATGGCTGGCCTGTTCACCCAGCTGATTGGCGCTCTTCTGGTCTTCGAGAAGCTCTCAAGCTTCAAGGGTTTCGCCAAGATGCCCTTCGTTGCTGCTTCGATGATTCTCCTGTCCACAGCCATCGTTATTCTTGCTCAGGCTGTGGAAGACCTCGCAGCTCTGAATTGGAAGGAGCTTGCTAAGGGTCTTACCGGCACGGTGGTGCTTCTCGCCGCAGTCGGCGGCGTGACGCAGCTGATCAAGAACCCCGGCGGTCTTATTTCCGTGGGGCTCGGTATGATCGCCATCGGTGCCGCCATCAAGATCCTCGCGAGCGCTGCCAAGGACATGGCCGCGTTGAACTGGGAGGAGATCGGGAAGGGACTTCTCGGGGTCGGAACGCTCCTCACGTCCCTGGCTATATTTACAAGATTCGGCAACATCAACAAAGCCGGACTTATGCAGGGAGCCGGGATCATATTGCTTGCGACCGGGCTCAAGATTCTTGCCAGCGCGACCAAGGACTTCGCCAAGATGTCCTGGGATGAGATCGGAAGAGGACTCGCCGCGCTCTCCGGCGGTCTTGTGTTGGTCGCCGGCGCGCTCAAGCTCATCCCGCCGACGGCTCCTCTTGCTGCCGCCGGTATTCTCCTGACTTCGCTTTCTCTGGGGATGGTTGCGGACGCCCTCAAGAAGATGGCGAAGATGAGCTGGTCAGACATCGGTAAGAGTCTTACGACCATGCTCGGCGTTCTCACCCTCATCACGGCGGCTCTGTATGTCATTCCGCCCACCGCACCTCTTGGCGCTGCCGGGATATTTACCACGGTTCTGGCACTTAAGCAGGTGTCTGATGTTCTGAAGGAGATGTCTCAGTACTCCTGGGAAGAGATCGGCAAGTCCATGGTCATGCTCGCCGGTACTCTCGGGATCATATCTGGCGCGCTTCTTCTTTCGTCCGGCGCTCTTTCAGGAGCAGCGGCAATCATCGTCATCGCTGGTGCACTTGGCATCCTTCAGCCGGTGCTGCTGTCGTTCAGCCAGATGTCGTGGGAGGAGATCGGAAAAGGTCTTCTCATGCTCGCCGGTGCTCTTACGGTTATCGGTGTCGCTGGCGCGCTTCTGGCACCTGTGGTGCCGGCAATCCTGGGGCTTGGCGCCGGTATCGCCCTTCTGGGCGTCGGCCTTGCGGCCGCAGGTGCTGGAACACTCTTGTTCGCAACAGCTCTGACTGCGCTGGCCGCAGCTGGCGGCGCGGCTGTAGCCGTGGTCGTCGGTATCGTGACAGGTCTGATAGACCTCATCCCTCGCTTCATGAAGAGAGTGGGCGAGGGGCTGGTCGAATTCGCCAAGGTTATCGAGAAATCCGGCCCGGCTATTACCAAGGCTCTGGTCGTGGTTATCGAATCGCTTATTTCTGCGATCACAACGCTTACGCCCAAGATCGTGGACGCGCTTCTGAGAATGCTCACAATGATGCTTCAGAAGATGTCTCAGTATATTCCACGGATGGTGGATGCTGGTCTGAAGCTTCTGAACGGTATTCTCAGGGGTATCTCGAACAACATCGGAAAGGTTCTGGACACCGCGACGAAGGTCGTTGTGAACTTCATCAACGGCGTTGGAAGGAATCTTCCGAAGGTTGTCGACGCCGGTGTGAAGCTCATCATCAACTTCGTCAATGGCGTCGCCAAGGCGATCGATCGGAATTCTACGGCCCTTGGTCAGGCTGGTGGTCGCCTAGGCGTGGCCATCGTCAAGGGTATGGCCAAGGGCATAATGGGCGGTCTCGGCGAGATCAAGAACGCCGCAATGAGCGTCGCACGTACTGCGCTCAACAGCGCTAAGAACTACCTCGGTATTCATTCTCCTTCGAAGGAGTTCGAGAAGGTTGGTAAGTTCGTTGTCGACGGTTTCCGCAAGGGGCTCGACGGCAACAAGGAGCAGATCAACAAGGCGTTCAGCGATCTCAAGACGATGATCAGTGATGCCAGGAAGGCTGCTTCTGAGGACGTCACCAAGCTCGAGGCGAAGCTCAAGAAGCTCAATTCGGCTCGTAAGAAGGACTGGGGTGAGATTCGTAAGACCAAGAACGAACTCGCTCAGGCCAGGAAGGAAGTTAAGGCCACAAGCGCCGCCTACACCGAGCTGACCAAGAACCTTGTCAACAAAAAGACGGAACTTGGAAAGCTCGCCGACAAGTACGACCAGTACACCGAGAAGATCAAGTCTGCCCAGGAGGCGTACGACAATGCGGTGAAGACTCGCGACGACTATCGCAAGTCCATTACCGAGCAGTACTCCGACATGGAGACGCCGACCGGTGAGACCCAGCTGACCGACTATATTTCGAATCTGAAGAAGCAGATCGAGGACACCAAGCAGTTCTCGAATGTGCTTCAGAGGCTTCGTGCGTTCGGTCTGAACGACGAGACGTACAAGGACCTTCTCACTGCGGGTACGAGTGCCCTCCCGTTCATGGAGCAGCTTCTCGACAGCGGCAAGGACGGTATCGCGGAGCTGAACCAGCTGGCGAAGGAGCTGGACGAGGCCGGTGGGCACCTCGGCAAGACGGCTTCTACGAGTCTGTACCAGGCGGCAGTCGACTCTGCAAAGGGCTTCCTCGACGGGCTCAAGAAGGAGCAGGCGAACATCGAGAAGCAAATGGACAAGATCGCCGACGGGATGGTCAAAGCCATCAAGAAGAAGCTGGGCATCAAGTCTCCTTCGCGGGTCTTCATGGAGATCGGCGAATATTCTGCGGAGGGGCTTGTCAAGGGCGTGGACAAAATGTCCGGTGTTGTCGAGAATTCGGCGACTCGTGCCGGTTCTGCGGCAGTCGAAGCTCTTCGGAAGTCTATCTCCGGGTTCTCCGACCTCGTCAGCAGCGATCTCGACTCGAAGCTAGTCATCACCCCGGTGCTGGATCTCTCCAGCGTCCGTAAGGATGCCGCTCAGGTCGGTAGGATGTTTGAGGCTCAACCGATCAAGGTGGACTCGGCATATTCCAAGGCGAAGTACGTCGCTTCTCAGTACGCATCCAATCAGACGGCTAGGGAGGAACTGGCTACAACACCCAACCTTATTTCCTACGTTCAGAACAACTACTCGCCGAAGGCTCTGTCCTCGGCTGAGATCTACCGTCAGACCAAGAATCAGTTGTCTACGATGAAGGGAGCTCTGACGACGTAATGCTCAGCAGGGTCGAAGTCCGAACTCGTCAGGGCGACCTGCTCAAGCTTCCCCTCCTGGAGGAGAACGACTCCGGCTATATTATTGCGGAGATGGATGGGATCGGACCGGTCAAGGCCACCCTGGTCTCTTCGAGCTTTGCAGGAGTGGACGGAGAGATCTACCAGTCCGCCAGGAGGGAAGCTCGAAACATCACCATGAAACTGGAACTCGACCCTGATCCAGCAACCGACAGCGTATGGGGACTTCGGAACAGGCTGTACGACTTCTTCATGCCAAAGTCTGAAGTCTCCCTGCGCTATATTCTCCAAACCGGGCTCGCGGTTGAGATCATGGGACGGGTGGAATCCTGCTCTCCTGACCACTTCTCACGGGAGCCTATGGTGGATATTTCCATCATGTGCTTCCAGCCGGATTTTTACGAGCTCGGGTCGAGGACCCTGTCCGGTCTCCTCACGGACGACGCCGACTACACGCAATTCGAGTACGAAGGCACCGTGGAAACCGGTATTGTCGTCACGGTGAAGCCGGACAGGTCCTTGGATGAACTCACCGTCTACCATCTTCGCCCCGACGGTGAAACGGAGACGCTGACGTATGACAACGCTCCCTTGCAATCCGGCGACGAGCTGACCATCAGCACCGTCTTCGGCGAGAAGGGAGCGACTCTCAAGCGGAGTGGCGTTGTCAGCTCGGTTCTCTATGGCATCTCGCCGGTGTCCAAGTGGATCGAGTTGCAGCCCGGACTCAACGGAATCCGTGTCTACGCGACAGGAACCGGAGTTCCCGTGACCATCGAGTACGTCACTAAGTACGGAGGGTTGTGATGGAAGCCTATATTCTTGACCCCCTCCTCCGTCGGCAGGAAGTCATCGACAGCTTCGAGTCTTTCATCTGGACCGAGAGATTCCAGGCGTACGGTGACTTCCAGCTGGATCTTCTCCCGAACACCAGATACCGGTCGCTCATCAAGACTGGCACCCGACTCGCCATGAACGAGTCCTACAGGGTAATGGAGGTCGAAACCCTAGAGGATACCGTCGATACAGAAGGGAGGCAGATACTCACTATCAAGGGGCGCTCGATCGAGTCCATTCTCGAGAGCCGCGTCGCCAAGGAATCAGACGACGATTTGGAAACCTCTCCTAAGTGGGTGATTACCGACGAACCAGCCAAGGTAGCCAGGAAGATCTTCCACGATATTTGCGTCGAAGGAGTTCTTGATCCGGGCGACGTGATTCCGTTCATCGTCGAGGGAACCTTCATGCCGGAGGACACGCTCGCCGAGCCGGTAGATCCGATCACAGTAGAGCTGGAACCCACCACAGTCTACGACGCGATCAAAGAGATCTGCGAAGTCTGGAATCTCGGTTTCCGAATCCTTCGACAGACGGACGATTCCAAGCTCTACTTCGACGTTTATTCCGGAAGTGATCGTACCACGGGTCAGACGACTCTTCCGCCGGTTATATTTGCGCCGGGACTGGACAACCTCCAGAACATCAAAGAGCTGACCACGGTTGAGAAGGCGAAGAACGTTGCCTATGTATTTTCTCCGGCGGGTTTTCAGAAGGTGTATGCGCTGGACGTCGAGGAAGATATTTCAGGCTTTGATCGCCGCGTCCTCGTCGTCAACGCAAGCGACATCACCACCGACAACCCGAACCCCGTCTCGGCCATGATTCAGCGGGGTAAGGAGGAACTCGCCAAGAACAAGGCTATGCAGAGTCTCGATGGCGAGATCAGCCAGTTCAGTCAGTATCGGTACGGCGTCGACTACAACCTCGGCGACATCGTGGAGATGCGTAACTCGAATGGTGTGACGAATAACATGCGCGTCACGGAGCAGATATTTGTACAGGACCGGGAAGGTCAGCGCTCCTACCCGACGCTCACCGTCAACACCTTCATCACGACCGGATCCTGGCTGTCCTGGCTCAACAACAAGGTCTGGTCTGAACTCACGGATGAGGAATGGGCCGACCAGCCTTGATATTTGGAAGGGAGGTACGTCATGGCTGTTGGCGATCAGGCGCAAGCCGCCGGTTACCCCATCGTCCCGGAGACGGGCGAAGAGGGTCGAGTCCGCTGGGGCGCCAGGGAGATCAACCGCACGCGTGACTTCATCGCGGCTCTCAAGGCCCTCATCCCTACTGGAAAGGCTGGCTACCGTACCGCTGGTGGAATTACCTCGGGTACGGCCGACCCGTCCGGTGGGAACGACGGGGATATTTACTTCAAGATCATCAACTAAGGTGGTGTCGTGACCGACTACACGAAAACCACCGGCGTAAACGGCAAGATGATGATCCGGGACTTGAACCCGAAGATCGAGTTCTGGTTCAAGGCCGGTTACGCCAGCGACTGGTGGAACGGTATGCCGTTCAACTGGACGGCCAACGGTAAGACCACCTACAAGACCATCAACTACCCGAAGGGCGCCGAATGGTACAAGGTTGGCGAGGTCACCGTCACGACCTCCCAGACCGTCACCTTCAGGCTTCTTGAGAAGTCAAGCGCCACGGGTATCGGTGGACCGACTACATTTAGCCAGTATATTCAGCGGGCGACGGTACCGGCAAAGCCGACCACCCCGGTTATTTCCCAGATCAAGGCTAACTCGGTCTACGTAACGTTCTCGGATGGTTCCAACGGCGGGTCTGCCATCACTTCAAGGCAGATCGGTTACGGCACCAACTCCTCAACGCCTCAGACCACCGTCAGCTCCAACAAGGCTACGACGATCACAGGGCTGACGCCGGGAACGACATACTACTTCTGGGCCAGGACGAGAAACGCAATCGGTTGGTCGTCTTGGTCTGGAAGGGCAAGTGCTAAGACACTCAAGGTTCCGGATGCTCCCACTACGCCACTGTTGGCTGCTGTGCGCATGACTAGCGTGGATGTTGCCTTCACTGCGAATGGGAACGGCGGTTCCGCGATTACCGGCTTCGAGATCGGCTATAGCACAAGCTCGAGTGGCGACCCCACAACGCGTGTAGCCGCTACATCACCTGCCACGGTAACCGGGCTGACGCCGGGCACCACGTACTATTTTCGCGCCAGAGCCAAAAACTCGGTGGGATGGGGTCCGTGGTCTGGAGCCAGCAGCATCAGAACGATCGCGGGCGCTTACGTCAAGGTAGGCGCTCAGTGGAAGCTTGCAGTTCCTTATGTGAACGTAGGCGGTACTTGGAAACTAGCGGAACCGTGGGTCAGGAGCGTGGGGGTCTGGAAGAGAACAACATAAGAAATGTATATTTAGGGGAGGGTGCGCATGGAGACGTGGGTGCAGCTGGGCGTCACCTCTTTGGTTACGCTTTGCGCATCATCGGGCTTCTGGGGCTACGTGATGTACAAAGACAGAGCTAGAACGGCGATGTCGCGCCTCCTGATGGGAATGGCATACGGAACCATCACGACCCTTGGGATCTCCTACATCGAACGGGGATGGATTACCAAGGACGAATATGAGGAGTTGCGCAAGTACTTCTTCGAGCCCTACAAGACACTCGGAGGCAATGGGGTCGCCGAGCGCATCATGTCGGAAGTCTCAAAGCTTCCCTTCCGATCGAACAGCCAGTATTCCGACATATTCCGGAATCCTACTGAGGGAGCAATCAACGATGTCCGGATCATCACACGCCGCGAAACCCAAAACGCCCCTCCTCAGTAATGGGGCTTACGACGTTCTGAAGAGAGCCGTCACGATCGTTCTTCCGGCTCTGAGCACGCTATATTTCACGCTGGCTCAGATCTGGAGTCTTCCGAAGTCCGAGGAGGTCGTGGGAACCATCGCGGCGGTCAACACCTTCCTCGGCGTGATCCTGGGTGTCTCGTCGAAGACGTACAACAATAGCGATGCGAAGTATACCGGTGAGATCCAGGTCGAAGATACGGGAGAACGGAAGGTAGTATCGCTGGTTGTCAATGGCGACCCGTACGATCTCGAACACATGAACGAGGCCACCTTCAAGATCAGTCGGGAAGGTCAAGCACTCTCTTAGCAGGAGTGCCGGTTCGTCACGGGGCTCGCACGTTTTGCAGGCCCTTTAATGAGACCCCTCGGAAAGGAACGGAACTGATGTTCACTTTCACCGGCAAGGAAAAGGATCAGAAGCCGACCTCCCTGGAGATGGAGATCGAGCGACTGTTCGGAATTCTTGAGGAACTGGACCCGACGAGCGAGGACTACGAGAGGGCTGCGAACCAGCTCGCCAAGCTGTACAAGTTGAAGGAGATCGACAACAACTCCAACAAGCCTGTCAGCAAGGACGAGGCGCTCAAGGCCCTCACGAACCTCACCGGGATTCTTCTGATCCTCAACTACGAACGGTTGAGCGTCATCACCACCAAGGCGTTCGGACTGATCAGGAAGGTGTGACGAACTAACCATCCGCCCGACCGAAAGGAAGACAGAGGCGTGTAGACCCTAGCACGGTTTACACGCCTTCTGTTTTTTTTCTCCCGTTGCGTTCGGAGTTCAAAATGCGAAACAAGCTGGCGATCGCTGTTATATTCTCTCCCCTTGCTGCCACCGCTTTTCTGATCCTCAAGGACGCCAGGAGACGCTACAAGAACCAGAAGCGTAAGGAATTCGAAATCAACGCGAGAAATCACGCTACTTTCGTCACGCTTCGGCTCTGGCTCGAAGGGGAAATCAACAGCAAGAAGGAACTCGACGAGGTTTGGCAGTTCGCCTATATGACCTACGGCCTCTGATCGTATTTTCCTTCAAGTTATAGAAGACGAGTCCACGTCGGAACGTCTGATCGAGGCGAGGGACTAGTCTCGCCAGGCCGAAAGATCAACCCCCCCTGTACGGGGGTTTTGGGTTTTATATTTTTGCGGATCGCACGAAATACACGTGCTTTTATGAGACCCCTAGAGGAAGGCACGAAATGATCCGCGAAATCCACGTGCAGGAAACCGCCAACCCGCTGAACTCCGGCATCATAGCCATATCGCCCGACGGCCGACAGGCTGCTTACATGCTTGTCGAGGAAGGGTGTGTGGTTGGTACCGTGTTCATCGGGCAGGGTGATTTCCACCGCATGACCGATCATCAGATCATCGAGCACGTCGCCAGAATTCTCTACTGATCGCAAAAAGCCCGGCCCCTACAAGGGGTTTGGGTTTTATATTTTCGACCTCGCGTCCGAGATTCCGAAGGAGACCAAAGACTGGCCTCGCATATTCTACACGCGCTTTTATGAGACCCCGTCGAAAGGAAGCGCCGTGTTCGGTAAGAAGAACAAGAAGGCTCTGCAGATTTCTGTCGTAAACCACCCCAAGACTGACGAAGGTGCGGTTTGCGAGGAGAGCAAGAAGGTCATCGATCCCGAAACCGTTCGGAACATCGCCGAACAGGGGAAGGAGTTCGCCAAGAAGCTTGCTCTCATCGCAATCGGCACCTACGCCGCCATCAAGGCTATCGACACAGCGAGCCAAGTGATCGTCAACAAAACCAAGAACGGCAAGGAAGACTGATCTCAACCCGGCCCCTACAAGGGGTTTGGGTTTTCGCCGGAGAGGATGCTTTCGTGCACAGAAAGGCTTATCATTACGTCATAACCATCGAAGGTAGAAAGATCAACCCCGAGCCTGGCGCTTCTGAGATCGGATGGATTACTCTCGACGGGGTCGTCAAACTCAGCGAGGTCGCCACCCGTAAGGGTGTATACGATTACGCTCTCGCCAACGCTTGCGCAATCGCCGGTCTTGAACGGGAGAATCCCAAAGTCCTGTTCTTCTCCGCAGAGCCGCAGTACTTCACCTAGAGAGGAATATTTTCATGGCGAGGAACAACGAAGCGAACTTCACCTTTCCGAACCTCACGCCGCAGCTCATTGTCGCGCCGAACTTCGATCAGGCTCGTAGGTTCTGCGAGAAGATGGGGTGGAACCCTCGCTACGTCGAGGTCGCGATTTCGCCGAAGTACCTCGATGTTTTCTATACCCTGAAGGGATGGGAGGTTTGGTTCCTCGACGGCGAGTGGCCATGCAGAACATACGAGCAGGTTCGGATAAGAGGGATCATGGAGAAGAAGCTCAGAAGACTCGACGCCGACATTCGCCACTGGTGGGCGTAAGTCCGAAAGAGAAAACCATATTTTCCCCGGTGGGGTTTTCCGGAAAAAACTTTCCGGGCTCGCAAAAAATACAAGCCCTATAATGAGACCCCTACGAAAGGAGCATCCTGATGCACATCATCCCTGTCATC